CGACAAAGGTGGCATAGGTTGCCTCTATTGAGCCCCTAGAGCGCCACAGAGCGGCGCAATACATTAAAGTGCCCAATGTTGCGTCACCGCCTGGTGAAGTCGTTAGGGAGTCGATATAGCCCGATTCCTGACGCCTGCGGAAACAGAACTGGTTGCCAGCCGACACCGATTGCGTGAGCAACGTGTAATCGTCTGACGGGTTAGCAATGGTGATGCCAAGGTAAGTCATAACTTGACCGGCAGATACCCACGTGCATACAGGGTCATTGGCAACGGTGCCAGTCGCCGCGGTTCGTTGAACTCCGTCAGCTGTTTTGGCGTAAAGCACTTGATCGGCAATTGGTACCTGATAGTCGTAAAGCAGATCGCCTTGTGTATCAATTCCCAAAAACAAATACTGTGGCAATGCGCGCACGGTGTATGTGCCGTTAAATGTTGCGTCAACTCCAGCGACCGTGATTGAACTGCCGACTGCAATCTCGCTGGGGGTCAGGAGTTGCAGTACGGCAAAGTTATCAATCAGGTACTTGTTAGTAACTGTGTAAGTAGCCATGGCGGTTAAGCCGCCTTTCTACTAGGAAACGGTGATTTTTTGTACTTGTGTCGAGTCAGCGATGAACGTTGAAACGTACCCTGCGTACGAGAAATTGCGTCCCAAAGTAGATGGCAACTCAACTGACATGAGCCCACGGATTTGCTCATAGAACTCGATTGCTGCACCGCGTGCTACAACCATTGTTCCTGCAGCAAAGTTGCGGTCAGCGACAAGGTTCAAGCCGAATGGGTTGAAGGTGTTTGCCACGGTGATGTTTGCTGAGCCCATTCCGTTTACGCCCATGAGGCCAGATGCTCCCACGTATGGGAAGACTGGTCGCTTGTCTGCGTCCAACTGTGCACCCAATGCTTGCCATACGTTTGGCGAAACAAAGATGTGGTCTGGAAGGAAGTTGGTGTCAAGCAACATGTTGTAAGCGGCGGTGTAAATTGCCGAAATCAACGTTGATGGGTCGTTTGCGGTTACTGACCAGGTTGCACCCGATGCAGCTGCGCCAGCGACGATTGCGTCTGCTGCCACGTTGTCCGAAGCAATGAGATATTCGCCGAGCAAGTCATTTAATACGATCTGGAGACTGGCTGGATCGGTGAAGTCGACGTCCTGTACTGACAACGTGACCTGACCGGCAAGAGTGGTTTTGCTGATCGTGTTTGCAGCGATAACCATGGTTGTTGCCGATGTTGGGTCAAACTCTGCAGCCTGTGCGCCAACGCTTGTGTGCGTGGTGATTGTTGGACGAATGAAAGTTTTTGATGCTCCACCGTTTGGCATTGCGCGTGCGCCAATTGCGTTAACAACTGGGCGGATGAAGTTCAGGTCTTGGAATACTGGGCCAAGAACTGGAACTGGCAAGAGACCAGGTGTGTTGGTGGTTGCGATGTCACCTGCAGCTGCTTGTAGTGCAGTTTGCTTTGACTTGGTGTAGTCGTTTACTGCTGCTGCAACGTTGCGGAATGATTCTCCGCCGATGTGCATTGCTGCGAGGTATTCGCCTGGTGTTGGCAAATCAAATTGACGTTTTGCTTGTGCAAAAATTGGTGCAGTAGGGATGGTTGCCTCGACTGCGGTTTCGTTTACTTCGGACATTTCTGGTTTCTCCTCTACTGGGGTTACTTCTTCATTTAACACTACTTCTTCGGGCTCTTGGTGGATACTCGCTGCGACGCTGGCGATGTTTGCTAAATCTCCGAATGCGCCTACGGGCACTAAACTGAGCTCTGTCCAATCCGCTGCTTCGATAATCATGGTTCCTGCTTCGTCGTATGAAAACTTGGTTGGGTTTACGCCAACAGATACTTGGTCAATTGTGCCGTCGCTGGCCATAACCAAAGCGTCGTTGCCGAGGCTGGTTGCGCTGATCTTGGCGCTGAACATCATTCCCTGTTCGGTGTCCACGCGCTCGGTAACAACACCAACAGGCATGCTTGCGTCGTGGTACATAAACAGGCGCGGTGCTTTGCCCTCGACTGGCAATGAGCCTGGGCGGAAGATCACAGCTGTGCCGTCCGAAACGGTTGCCGACACGTTGTAGGGAACTGCGGTTCCGCTGATCGTGCGTCGTGGTGCGTCGCCTTTGGCGGCGTCAAGTGTGAACTCTCCTGCAGATTGATTTGATGCCTTGGCAAATACATGCTCTTGAAGGAATGCTGGCAGTTGACGCTGATCAGAAGTTTGTGCATCGTTCGAGCCTTGTGTCGGTTGCGCGTCAGAACGGTAAGACCACAATCATCCAGGCGCTCATTCTGTTTTGGCTTGTGGAAATGCCCAAGATACGTGGCGGTAAACAGACCGTGGTATCTGGCGCGCACAGACTTGATCTTGCGTGTTTGTTGTTTGATGATCTGGCACCAATTCTTGAGGAGTATTACGGCGCCAAGATTGTCAAGTCGTACGGCCGTTATCAGGCCACCATGCCAGACGGCAGCAAATGGTGGGTCAAAGCATTAAAGCCAAACCAAGGCCACGGTATGAGCATTGACTTGGTGATCGTGGACGAACTCTTTGACGTCAACCCCGACTCTGTTGAAGGCGGTCTGTTGCCAGCACAGCGCGCTAGAAAAAACCCGTTGGCTTGCTTCTTTTCTACAGCTGGCACAGAAGAATCCGTGCTGTTTCAGCGTTGGCGTGAAGCGGGCATTCGAGCCATTGACAAGGGTGAACCGTCCACGATGTACATGGCGGAATGGAGCCCAGACCCAAGCCTTGACCCGCTCCATCCAGCGTCATGGGCGTGGGGTAATCCTGCACTCGGTCACACGTTGGATATGGACACAATTAGGCAAGAGTCAACTAATCCTGATCGCGCGTCGTTTCTGCGCGCATCCCTAAACCTTTGGGTGAGTGTTGTGCGCGGATGGATTGAGCCTGGGCGTTGGCCGTCGTTGGAATACCACGGTGAGATACCTAGCGGTGGCGTTGTGGCGATCGAGTCTTCGCTGGACGACTCCCGATACAGCGCAACCAGATGCGTGAACCTGTCAGACGGTCGGGTGCTCGTCACCGTCGCATTCATCGCCGAATCAATTACAGAGCTGTGGGACAACGTGCAAGAACTAGCCAAAGACCCAACAATCAGGTTTGCTTTGTCGCCTACCGTGGACGCAACATGCCCACCAAACATCGAGCGTCGCCGAGTCGTGGTCGGCTATGCAGAACTAGGACGGTTTACACCGCTAGCCAAAAACATGATTGCCGAAGCACGACTGTTACACACAGGAGAAAAACTGCTTGCCGAACACGTCCAGCGCGCCGTTGCTGTCCGCACCGACAACACAATCGTGCTCTCGTCCAAGCGTTCTCCTGGGCCTATTGAGTTAGCCCGAACAATGGTCTGGGGAATTGGCATGTGTGCGCGACCAGTCCACTCAGGTAAACCCATGCTTGTGGCCGTTAACCACTAACATTCTCGTCGGCGACCGCACGCTCTAGCCTTTTGTCGGAATCGGATTAGTCACGTGCGGTTGCCACCTATATGGCAGAGTGGTATCTATGGCGATCTTTAACAAAACCAAAAAAGCAGCAATAAGCCCAGCGCCAAACAAGGCGGCTGCAGCTGGTGGCTTCGCACCTGGTTACTCATCGTCAAATGTTGGCGTAAACATGATCGGCCAGTACTACACCTATCGCGAAGGCGAAGCACGTAACCAAGCAATTAGCGTGCCGACTATTAACCGTGCGCGCGATCTTATGGCCTCGGTAATTGGCTCAATGCCGTTGAAAATGTACAACGAAATGTGGAACGGCGATGACATGGAAAAGGTGTACATTGCGCCACGATCATGGATACGCCGACCAGACCCAACTGTCTCGTTTCAATTTTTAATGTCATGGACTCTTGATGACTTGATGATGTTTGGGCGCGCATTCTGGTACATCACCTCTCGCACCGCCGACGGCTATCCGGCATCGTTCACTCGACTGCCTGCAGGTTCCGTTACCACGACCGACATGGCTGGGCCTGTGTGGTTTGCTCCGTCATCGCAAGTGTATTTCCAAGGTGGCGAAATTGACCCGTACAACCTTGTGCAATTCTTGTCTCCAGCGCAAGGCTTAATTTATTCCGCACCAAACGCTATTGAGACTGCGCTTAAACTTGAAGCAGCTCGTAATCGCAACGCATCGTCAAGCATCCCTGCAGGCGTACTTAAACAGACTGGTGGCGAACCGCTAAGCGCGCAAGAACTTGCTGATTTGGCATCGGCGTTTAACGCTGCACGCGCAACTAATCAGACTGCAGCGCTTAACGAATACTTGTCTTACACCGAGACCAACTCAACGCCTGACAAAATGTTGCTCATTGAAGCATCGCAATATCAGGCTTTGGAAATGTCGCGTCTGGCAAACGTGCCACCATATTTGGTTGGTGTTGCTACTGGCGCTTACTCATACCAGTCAAGCCAACAGGCTCGAGCAGACCTCTACCTATTTGGCGTGAAGCTGTATGCCGACGCAATCGCTGGTGCTTTGTCAATGGACAACGTGCTACCACGCGGAACATACGTGGAGTTTGATGCCGACGAATACTTGGAAGAGAACTTCATGGCTGATGTCATGGATAGAACAGATGTAAACATAAATGAAAACACGCAAGAGGAGATCGCATCATGATCAAATTAATCGCAGGAGATTTTACGCTTGACGCCGCTAAAGGCGACGCGCCACGACGCACCATTTCAGGAACCGCAGTTCCCTACAACGTGCCAGCAACAGTTTCGGATGGAACACAAGTAATCTTCCGTCCAGGCTCATTGCCAGTTGAGGGAAAAGCACCACGCTTGTTCATGTACCACGATGCTTCAATGCCAGTTGGTGTTGTCACCGAGCGCGTAGACACAGAACAAGGAATGATGTTCAGCGCCAAGATTAGCGCCACAGCTCTTGGAAACGACGCTCTAGTCATGGCTTCCGACGGCACAATTGACCAAGTATCTGTTGGCGTAAACCCAACCAAGTTCTCATACGACGAAGCAGGAACCATGATCATTGAAGCAGCCGACTGGACAGAGCTGTCGCTCGTTCCGATCGGCGCGTTCGGTGACATGGCCAACATCGCCACCGTCGCTGCGAGTATCCACCAAGAGCCAGAAGAAGTAGTGTTAAATGAAGAAGTAGTCCCAGAACAGGAGATAGAACCCATGTCAGAAGTAACCGTTCCAGCAGTTGAGGCAACAATCCCAACCGCACCAATTTTCGCACAGGCCAAAAAAGAATTTATCTTGCCAACCGCAGGTGAATTTATGGCCGCTTACCACATCGGTGGCGACACGTTCAAGAACATGAACGCTGCAGTAGCCGAGTACAGCGCATCAAAGCGCACCGCATTGCAAGCAGCTGCAGGTGACGTGCTCACGACCGATACACCTGGTCTTTTGCCAGTTCCAGTACTTGGACCATTGGTTCAGGACCTGAACTTCTTGCGTCCAGTAGTTGATGCTGTAGGCGCTCGCGCTTACCCAGACAGCGGACAGTCAAAGACCTTTATCCGTCCAACAATCACCACGCACACCAGCGTTGCATCACAATCAGAACTCGGTGCAGCATCAGCAACCACCATGGTGATCGCATCTAACTCAATCAGCAAGACCACACTTGCTGGCCAAGTAACGCTGTCAGTTCAGGACATTGACTTCACTTCACCTGCAGCAATGCAGTTGATCTTGAATGACCTCATGGGCGAATACATGATCGCTTCTGACAACTTGGCTGCAGACAACTTGCTCACCGCAGCAACTTCGTCAGGCGTTTGGGACGGAACCGTAGCCGACTTGCTCAAGTCTGTTTATGACTCAGCAGTTGACATTTCAACAAACCGCAACTGGACACCAACCCACATGTTCGTAAGCCCAGACGTATGGGGTCAACTTGGACAACTTGCCGACACAACTGGCCGTCCAGTATTCCCATTCATCGGCGCTGGTCTCACCGGTCAGAACGCACTTGGTGGCGGTCAAGCATCTTCATGGAACGGCAACCCACTCGGCTTGCAATTGGTAGTTGACAGCAACTTCGCTGCCAAGACCATGATCATCACCCGTGTTGGTCAAGGCGCAGGCGATGCTTACGAGTTCTACGAATCCATCCGTGGCCTCATGAGCGTTGAACAGCCATCCGTCTTGGGTCGCAACATGAGCTTCCATGGCTACGTATCCACGTTCGCCGCGATCTCTGGAATGATCCGCAAGATCACCCAGGCTTAGTCGAGAGCGGGCTAACCGCTCATGGCTACATACACAGTTACTAACAAGTACCTGATTGACAACTTTGCCGTACTGCAACTTCTGACCCCATCGGAAATTGCAGTCGGCAGTTCAATCGTCGTTGCATCGGTGGATGCGACCTTTAACGGCTCGTATGTCGTAAGGGCGCTTCCACAGTATTTGTTCCTAGGCGTTGATACACAGGGCGATCTGCTTTACGACTATCAGGTGCCGATTGCCGATCAAGTGCTTTACGCCAAGACCGCAAGCGATGTTGAACGTGTTGCAGCTTCTGGCACCGTTACCTATGAGCCTGTTTGCACGTGGGT